CGACTGGCAAACTGCGATGGTTGAACCATTTCGGTAGGGTTCCCATGCCACCCCCCTCAATCGGAGTCGGCCAGCTTGGCCTCAATGCGTTCGATCCATTTGTCGTCCTGCTTTGGTTTCTTTTTCTTCTTCAATGGTTTGCGCTTTGGCTTGGATGGCCATGGGAATTTTGTTTCGTGCGCCTGTTCGATGGTGACGAACCGATGCCCGGCTTTGCATAGCCTGCGCCTGTATCCGTCGCGGGTTGCAATGACTCGGGTGTCGGTGCCGCATGTCGGGCAGGTCACTGGGTTTGGTTAAGCATTAGTGCTCTGTCGGCTATGTCGCGCAGCTTGGCGTTGCGATCAAGCAACTCGTCGCGTTCGCGCCTTAACACACACATCGGTCGTTGGCATTCGTTGTGGCATGAATGGATTGCAGCGACATCCAATTCCTCTAGCTTCCTCCGTGCCTCGTCGCGCTCGCGCTCCATGCGTCGGCTATGCTCCCACAAAATCGGATGTGAGTGCATTGCCGCTTGCGCTAATTGAACTTCAAGGTGGTCCGTCTCTGGCGTGTCGCTCATGCCAATAGCCCGCGGATCCGTGCCGCTGTCGCCTCCATGGGCGTGAGGAGTTCGAGGGCGCGCTCGAGCCGGTCACGGTCCCATTTGCCGATGTCATCGCTCATCTTCCTCTCCCATACGGTGAACTTCTGGCTCAATCCCTCGATGGTGACGATGGCCTTGGTCTTATCGTCCGGGTTGAGGGTTGGCTTCTCCTCGGTCAATGTAAGGCCGAGGTCTAGCTCGAGTTGAGCCTCGGTGTCGGCGCAGAACTCCATGCCCCAGCGTGCCGTGCTGTAGTCCCTCGACTGACTGAGCCACTTGGAGGCGGCGCGCTTGCACACGAGGATGTCGCGGTGGATGTTCGTCCACTCGGCAGGGGTGAGGGTTTCGGGTAAGTTCAACGCATGGAGCGTGAACATGGTGGTGTCGATTATTTGCATTTTGTGGTGATGTGGTTGCTGGCTTTGTATCTGGCGATGGCAGCCGCCTTGGCCGCCGTGAATGGATCGGTCGCTTTCTCTCTGAAGGTCTGGCGCGACTTGTTGGACTTACGGAACTTGGTGCAGTCGAAGGTCTGGCTTTTACCTGATAGGAAATCCCTCACGCCGACGACATAATGGGAGACGAGTGCGCGTGTGACCTTTAGCTCCCGAGCCACTTGCGCCTGGGACATCTTGCCGTTGAGCTGGTCGAGGCCAGCCGCGAAGGCGATGGCGTTGGCCATGACCGGCAGGTTGTTTGTCTCGAGGAGAAGCCCGACGACCTTGCCGAGCGTGAGAGCCTGCTGGCGCACCTCGGCGGCTTGGAGCATGGCGATGACCTTGCGGGCCACCGCGGGCGTCGTGCCGAGTTCATCGGCGAGGATGTCCTCGGGTGCGTCGATGTCGAGGTCTGGCATATAGGCGGGTTCGCCGTCGCGTGCGGTGAATGTGTTCATTGGAAGGCTCGTCGTTGGATTTTGTCGGCAGGGAGTCGAAGGGTGCGGCAGAGGGAGACGAACATCGGCGAGCGGATAAAGCGGATCGCGCTGGCCTTGTGGAGTTCCCACTCGGCGTTCTTGTTTTTGTTCGCAAAATCCGTCTTGGCATCGACATCGAACACGGTCTGGCGAATGAAGGCGCACATGAGTTCGCGGCACCCTTTGTCGTCGTAGCTCATGGCTTGGCCGTCCTCCGGTTGTATTCGGCGATGAGCAGCGCGTCCGCCGTGGCGTGCGTGACCTTGAGCGTTGGGAAAAGCTCCTGCGCTCGGCGCTTCGACACATTCTTGTCGCCCTTAGTGAGACACCCCATTGCCTTCTGCCATGCTTGCGGTCGGATTCGCTCGTAAGGGACGCGTAGAGCGGTCAGAACCGCTTGAAGGCGTCCAAACCCCTCGCCGAATGTAAAAGCCGATTTGACGCCCATCTGCGGCGAGGAGTGGACCAACTCCAGCACCGCCCGAGGCTCGGCCAGCGAAATGGAGTCGCTGAGGAGGTCGATAAGGTCTCGGTCGGTCTCGGGCATTTTGTGCGCCCATGGGTCGCCGAGGTTTGGGATGAATGCGATACCGCCGGACAGGCCGGGGTCTATGCCGATGTAGAGTTTCATAGTTCAAAAAACACGGATGTCGTTGGTGTTTCAAAAAGCTCGACGGCATACACCGACGCCAATTTCGGCTTGATCTCGCCAGCGACCCAAAAGGCGATATTTTCGGCAGTTGTCTCAAAATCAAAGTGATCGTTGAGAAAGGTGTGGTCTAATTGCTGGACGATCGGCTTTGTGGCGGCAGCGATATCGGCATAGTCAACCACCCAATCACGCTCAGGGTTGAGTTTGCCTTGGCAATGAATCCGAAGTTTGTAGCTGTGGCCATGAAGTCGGCCGCATTGGTGACCCACCGGAACTTTGGTGAGTTGATGAGCGGCTTCAAATGTGAAGTCTTTCCAGAGTTTGAATGTGGCGTTGAGCCGATCTTGCTTTGTCATATAAGTTTTGGTTGCCGTGCGTTTTCATAAATCGCCGCCCGCATGTGCGAGTAGCGAGCGAGGCCGGTGCCGTCGCACGAATCGGCCCCTAAATCCTCAAAGTATTCCAAGCGCCCAGGCGTGTTCACCCGTCCCACATGGACCCACTTGCCAAGAGCCTTTGCCGCTTTCACGCAAGCGGCCCCATGGCGCCCTAGTTTGAAATCATCCGTTCCGCCGATAAACACGGCCACGATCTCACCCCATGGGATCGGCAATGACTCCTGCCCGTCTTGGCAGACAAAGGCTAATGGCCAGCGGGAGATTTTGGTTTTCCAATGGTTAAAAACTTCGATTGTTCTTATGGCACTGCCCACGACATCGGGAACCGCCACCCACCGACAAAGGTCAACGCCATCGGCATTTCTTTCGAGAAGCGACAAAAACCCAGAGGGGTTGAATTTTGCAAATGCGCCATTGTCTATCGTGAATCGGCATTCTGGCTTCTGTCGCTTGCGCCGAGTTAATGGGGTCAGTAATTGCTCGACCGCACAGCCAAGCTCGCCAGCCGCCACATCCAAATCCTCGGGAGTATCAAGCATGACGATCATTTGTTAGTTGTTTGATTGTTAGAGATTCGTTCGGAAAATGTCGCCGTGGCTCCGTTCATTCGGACCGGCACGGCCCCGCCTCGCTCACCGTCGCGGTTTTTGATGATGGTCAGGAATTGCTCCTCGGGCTGGCCTCCCACGAACCACACATGGTCCGAGTGGTGGCCGATCGCTCGGGACTCGCGGAGCTTCGGCGGGTTGTCGTCGTTGAGCTGGGAGGCCGTCGCCACCGCGACATTGAGATGGAGGGCCAGCGACTTGAGTCGCTTGGACACCTCGGAGACATGTTGCTCGCGGGTCTCGTTGGATCCGAGCGCCCGGAGGTGGATGAGTTGGATGTAATCCACCACGATCAGGTCCGCCTTGTCCTTCGCCACTAACTCCCGCGCCGCCCCATCAATCGCCTCCCACTCGGTCAGGTTGCTCTCGACCTCGAGCGGGTAGTGCGCCAGCTCTTGCGCGTAGGCCGTGAACTTGTCCGACATCCCCCGCGACTTCCCCCCTTCCCTGTTGCTCATCCGAAGAATCCCCACGGGAAACCCACACATGGCCGAGAGCATCCGCCCCACGACCTGAGTCGCCGGCATTTCGAGACTGAAGACAGCCACGCGCTTCCCCGCCCGGAGAGCATGGAGCGCCATTTGCAAGAGCATGATCGACTTGCCGCCCGATGTCGGCGCCGCCACGGTCAGGAGTTCCCCGCGCTTCAGGTGCGCCACGCGGTCCAGCGCGCCGATCCCCGAGCCGAAGGTCTCCACCGGCTCGGTCTTCTCCAGGTCGGCAATCAACCCGTCGATGAGTTGCTTCATGCCCACGCGGGGCGTCTCCTGCATAGCCGCCGCGCCATTGAGCGCCTCAGCCACGGCAGCGATGTCGCCCTCCTGCCGGAGAAACGAATCCTCCGCCTTGCGGATCGCGGCCAGCGCCGTGCGGTAACGCCGCGCATCCATCAACGCCCCGCGATGCCATGCCGCCGTCCCCGAGTCGCCCGTGGGCATGACATCGTGGAGGTCATTGAGTTCGTGAGCACCGCCCGCCGCGTCGAGTTGACCCGTGGCGTCGAGTTGCGCCATGATCGCCATGAAATCCGTCTTCACCCCGTCCTCGTGCAGCTTGCGGATCGTGCCGAGGATGATTTTATGCTTCTCGTAAAAAAACAGGTCATCCGGCCAGCTCATCGCGTCCAGATTGGCGAAATTCTGCATCAGGCACGAAATCGCCGCGCGCTCTGCCGGTTCGTTGAGAGGGATCGCCGCTTTCGGCATGGGAATGATTTTCTCCATTGCGTTCATAGAGACATGGGGGCTGGCGTGCTGCCGTAGGCAGACGCCTTATTTATCTTCTCTTCTCTAGTCCCGTTTTTGTCACGGTGAGGGCGTGACATTTTCGTGACAGCTTCTTTGGCGCGTTGCTTCCACTTTCTTTGTGTTGCAAGTCCACGCTCTTTAGCGGTTTGGCTGTTGTGGCGGTCGAAGTTTGTGAACTCGATTTTCTCGCCTTTTATGCGAATCCATCCGCAGTTTGCGAGTGCTTCGTCGAACTGCTCGCATCGCGTGATTTCGCGGATGACACGGAGAGCCGTGACACTTGTCACGCCGTCAGCGTGACAATTCCGTGACGCCCAAGCCCACACCTTCACGAGCTTCCCGACCACTGTATCCGGGTCTAATCCGGTCTGTTCAGCAATCGCCGCCACCTCGACCTTCTCGTGCAGGTGATTCTCTACTTTGATCCATTCTCCGGCCATTATTCTTGTCCTTCCATTGTAAAAAGTTCCTCTATCAAAACGCGAAAAGCTCGCTCGGCGGTGGCAGGCACGACTCCGTTGCCGAGGAGTCGCAGTTCGTCTGTTCGATTGTCAGAGCGCACCATCCACTCACAAATTTCGGCCAGTTCTTGATGACTGAGGCCGGACAACTCGGCGAGGTCCACCCCATACAGACGCCTTGGAGCGTTTCGACCCAACGCGGGTTGAGTTTTGCTGATTTGTTCCCGTTCGCAGCATGATCCCGCAGTTTGTATTTCCCCGCACAGCCCTCCCGCATCTCCATCACTCCTCCCTCGCCGTCTGATGAGCTTGGGGTTCGCCACAACCCTTGGCGGCTCCCATCCGTGCTGGGGTTGGCCGGGGCGGGAGGGCCATACTTGAGTTGCTCCGCAGCAACTTGGGTGCGTAGCCTCTGGTCGGATGTCTTGGGGCGTTTCCCATTGGCCCACATCACTACGGCTTCCTGCGTGCTGCCAGTCACATCTCCCGATTGAGGGGTCAGCCAATTCGCCGCATCCTGCGTCACCACCGCGCAGAGGTAGCCCTTGCCCAGCATGTGGTCGTGACTCTTGGAGCCAATCGGCCCTGTGTCCTTGTATTCGCTGGCTCTGATCGTAGGCCAAGATGAAGACCCGTTTCCGCTGGTGCGGTGCGCCGACTTCAGCCGCGCTGAATATTCCCCACGCCGTTTTGTAACCGATTGATTCCAACTCTCCAATGACTTCTCGGAGTCCGAGGGAGATGTGTCCTTCGACATTCTCAAAGAAGCAGAGCTTGGGTCGCAGAATCCGAATTCCGTCTGCGATAAAAGGCCAGAGGTGCCGAGGGTCGTCTGTGCCGAGGCGTTTTCCGGCTGCGCTGAAGGGCTGGCAGGGATAGCCCCCAGTGAGGATGTCCACGCGGTCACGAAACTCTGCCCATGGGAAGGATTTAAGATCCGTCCAGATAGGTGCTGCGTCCATGAGTCCCGCTTCCATCTTTGCCGCCAAATTCGCGCAGCAGAAGGCTTCGATCTCACAAAGAGCGACCGTGCGCAGATTTCGGATAACTCGGTGCAGTCCAAGCTCAATGCCGCCGTATCCGGCACAAAGTCCGAGGTGTGTAATTGTTTTGGGAGTATCCACATTATTTCTTCCCCTTCATAGTGTTCTGGTTCCGTTCGATGTATTCCCGCACCCGCTCCATGTCGGCCTCCGCCACCGCCTGTTCTGCCAGCGCGTAGGTGTGCCGATAAGTCGGCAGAGGCTCCGCCCGTTGAATGCGCGGCCCGATAGGGCAGTCGTTCAGACAGATAGAGAGGCGGAGGGTGAGGTCTTGGGTCATGTCAGTTGACCAACTCGTTGAACTCCGCTTGCAGATGAAAAACCCGCATGCTACCTCGGATGTCTTTTGAAATCATCCAAGCCTTTAAATCACGCCAGCAGACATACTTGAAAATCGCGTTAGGAGCGCGGTTCATTTTTACCTTTTCTGGGTGTTCTTTAATAAACCTATAAAGATGCTCGGTCTTTATTGCTGAAGCAGATGCGAATTTTTCATCACCAGAAACATACGCCTGCATCGTAACCATCGGCAGAAGTGACTCATTATCGAGAGCAATTATTCGCTTTTCGTATTCTGTTTTTGCTCTGGTATTTCTCGCGGCTCTAATTGTGAAAGTGTTCCAAGGATTGGCCGGATTACACCGCTGAACCCTGCTGGCAATCGACTGCATCCCTGCCTCACCCATGATGAAAGCATCAATGCCTGAGGTCATATCCATCTGTCTGGAGACAACGCCAAAGTCGCCTTCAACAGAGAGCAAGTTGGCACCACCGTAAGCGGCACGGATTGCAGGCCATACGACATCCGCAAGCATCCTCTCGGACCAACTCTTATCCTGCTCAAAGTCACTCATGACGGATCCCCCTTCCGGCTTGGATTTTGATCATGTCCTCGGAGACTTCTGAGCCGATTGCCTTGTGGCCGGCCTTTGATGCAGCCACCAAGAATGTGCCTGTGCCAGAAAACGGATCCACCACCGTGGCCCCCGGCTTTGCCAAAGCATGGCGGATGAGCATCTGCGCCAACTCGTCCGGCTTCTGCCAGGCATGAAGTCGCCCGTCATGCCGGCCGTCCGGCGCGCTGATCGTGTGAACGGTGTTTTTCTCTGTCAGGATCGGCGAATTGATCGGCGGTGCGTCCTCACGGTAGACATGCCAGATGGATTGCCAGTTTGTCTTATAGTCATGTGTTGGCGCTGGCCCGATCGTGTTGTTGTAGGTCCAAACCAACGGCACCCCAACATTGAGCCCCTCGATGGCAAGCAACTCCGTGGCATAGGCTGCCAACTCCGCTGGGTAGGCTCCCGTGCAAATGTAAGCGCGGCCCGTCTTTGAGAGCTTGCGCATGGCAACCGGCACCCATGACTTGGCAAATGCGGCGATGTCCTCGATGTCGGTCGCATAAGGTGGGTCGGTGATGATTAAATCCACGCTCCCGTCCTCAATCGTGCCAAGTAATGAGAGGGCATCTGTGCGGTAGACGGTCGGCCTGAGTGCCATAGCCTCTGCGACGACCGCAGCGATCTCGTCCCTGTATGCGCTAACCTCCCGAATATCCCACCAGTCTGCCGGCGGATTCAGTTCGTTCGTTAGCTCCCCCTCAGTAACCTGCTCCTCGAGGGCATCAATTTCGGAAAGGATTGCCACAAGGTCGCGCACTCCTTTGCGGCGGACTTTGCCAGCCATCACGCGGGCCTCTACGCCGTGGAGCCGCTCGGCTTGGGCTTTTGGGATTTCGCTCGCGGCCTCCAAGGCATCCTCCACGGTCTTCTGTGTGTCCTTGGCCGAAAGCTCCTGCTTGAGCATCGCATCGACCGCCACACCCCAAGCATCCTCCGGGAGTTTGTGAATCGCAGCAAGGTGATCTGACTTTTTCAAAAGGTGGGGGTTATCCCCTATCTTTACGGCTACCTCTGCAGCATCTCGATTTGCTCGAAGAGTCCTCACATCTTTTCCAACAGCCTCCGCATAAGCAGACAGCCCGCCTTTCTGCCCTCGCCCACCCGTGGCCTTCTCCACATAATGCAGAGCGTGCATCCCGATCTCGAGCGGCGAGAGTTCGCCTTGCGCGTTGGCCGTAGCAAGGACCATGTAAGCCTCGTCCTCGTCCAAGTCCTCCCGCACGAAGCAAGGCACTTCTTGAATGCCATGGCGGCGGGCTGACTCGGTTCGGTGGTGACCGGAGAGAATGAAGTAATCATCTCCCTGTGGCCAGACTTGCAGGGCATAAGACGGGTGAAACCCATCCGCCAGCCCTGCTTTGATTGACTCAATGACATCCTCCCGCATGACAAGACGCGGGTTTTTGGGATGCGGTTTAAGTTTGTTTGTTGGGATCAGCGTAATCATAAGATCAAATCCTCAGAACGGGATATCGTCCGTCTCTTTGGCGGGCTTGGCTTTCGGCGCGGGGGCCGAGGATTTGGGTGACATCCAGCGCTCGAGGGTGTTGAATCGATGGCCGGAGTCGGCCCCCTCTTCCTCGCCAAGAACGACCGTGGCGGTCTTGCCGATGAAATCCTCGGGCTGCACATCGATGTCCTCGCCTGGGATAACGGCGAACCCGCAGGCTTCGCGCACTTGGTCAATCTTCCACCCCGCTTTTTCGGTGAAGGTCAGGTGCTCATGCACTTCCGGCCCCTTGGCACCCTCGCCGATCTCGACTCGGCAGATGAGTTTGATCATCGGGTTTCCGGCCTTGGAGAGCTTCTCCATGGCGTTGACGATTTCGACTTTGTAGGTTCCCGGCTCGACGAAATAGACGGGTTTCGGTTCGGATTGTTTGTAGGTAGGCATATTATTTTTTGGATTTGATTTGGCGCAGGGTGTTTATCGGTGACCCTGCTTTCACCGCGGATTCATCCACTTCGACACCGGCATCGGCGCAGAACTGGCGAAATTTGTCGGCGCTCATCTTCCCGCCGAGGGCGAGGATAAGCGTTTCTTTTGAAACATTGGCGGAGGCCCGAGCGATGGCATCGGCCTCCACGAACTGACGCCCTGCGCCGGTCGTGACCTTCCAGCCGGGGATTTCCTCACCAGCGGCGAGGCGTTCCTTCAGAGCATCGATGACCGGCTCGGCGATCTGCTTTTCGGCGAGTTTCCAGTTCGCGGCGAAAGCGGATAGCTCGACCGGATTGGCGAGGATTTGGTCGCGGATATCGGTAAGACAACGGTCGGACTTGACTAATGCCAGCGCCTCGGTCGATTGACGCACCAAGGCTCGGCACGAGTTGGCATGAGCACACCAGCCGCAAAATTCATTAGGCGTCGGCTCCGCTAACCGGCTGCTGGCATTAGCGATCACCGCCGAAACGGTCGCCTCGGCTTGCTCCCTCGTGAATGTGTAGGTGCGCCTAACTCTCTGATCGACATAAACGACATGAGCCGTCCACGAGTCCGCAAAATGCTCGTGCATGCAGGCTAAACAATAGGCACTTAATTGTTCCCTATAATTCCTGACGGCTCCCGTTTTTATGTCTGCCACCCACTGAGCACGAACGCATACCGCGTCGGCTGTTCCGGGTTTGGAAAGGCCCGGAACCTCCATGCCGAGATATTCTTCGCGGGTCTCGACATGGTAGCCACCGGAGAGCGTCCGAAGTTCATCCACGCCCCACCGAGCCACCGCCTGATCCTCGGCAGCGAGGCCGTCGTAGGTCGTGGGATCATCAACCAAAAGCTCCCTGATGGCTTTGTCTAATAGAGTCCCACGCTCCGCCGCCGCGCTGGTGCCGGGTGCGCTCGTAAACAGGGCGCACTCGGCGAGCTTCGGCAGGGAGGAAGGGGAGATTTCCTTGATCATGCCGCCACCTCCATTTGAGCTTTGGCTTTAGCCACTAGGGCGGCAGGCCGCGCCACGATCTGCTGGCGCAGTTTCTCGCTGGCGTCTCGCCATGTCTGGCCCTCGGCGATGGATCCGTTGCTAACGAGGAAGAGGTTGACGACTTCCTCGTTGTCCTCGAGGACGGCCACCGACTCCCGGCCAATGATCTCCACGGCAGGCGCCGAGGTTTTGGGTGCAGGTTTCCCAAAAACATGCGCCACGGATTCCCATTCCATCGGGAGTTCTTCGGCGAGGCCCGAGCGGGTCTTCGCGTCGTAAGCCGCCGAGTGGGTAGTCAAGATGATGCGCTCCTTGCCCCCGATGCCCTTGGCCTTGCCGTTCTCCTGCGAAACGGCCTTGGTCTTGAACCGGAAAAACCAAAGCTCGTCAGCCCATTCCTTCACCAGCGGCGAGGACTGCTTGGAGAGCTTCAACTCGTAGCGGTCGTAAGCGGCCAAGATGTCCGGCGGCTCCGTGCGCTGGACTTTGGAGTGCGCCAGGACAACCACATGTTTGCCGGCATCGATGAGCATATCGAGAGCGGTCAAAAACCGGCTGACCTTTTCCGCCGCCATCACCCACCCCTTGCCGAATCCGAAATCCTCGACGCTCTGCTTCTTGCTCGTGGCGAGGAGGTCTTCAACCGCTAGGCGCTCGGCCCAGTCTGCCGAGTCGATGACCACCGTCTCGTAATCCGTCCGGCTGGCTTCGGTGATGCACTCGCCGAGTTCCTTCCAACTCGAGACTGCGACCCGGTCCACGGCGAGGTGGTTGCTGCCGCCCTCGATGTCGAGGAACAAGGGAGAAGGGAACTTGCTGGCAAAAGTCGTCTTACCGACGCTTTCGACCCCGTAAATGACCACCCGCTGTGGCCGCTGTTGTTTTCCTTTTACAATTTTCATCACTCTTTTGTTTGTTTGTTGTTGGTCAGCGTTTTTTGGGATGCGCTGCCCCCCTTGTCCCCTGCGTCCCCCTTGGGGACTAGCGAGGCAAAATCAGTCGAAGTCGTCGTGGTTGTCCCAATCGCGGTTGAACTCCTCGCGCCGGTAGTAGCGCTCCTGGCGACGGCGCTCTGTCATGCGCCCGTCACGCCAGCCGATGCAGTAGCAAGCCCACATGGACCCAAAGGCGATGGAGGAGAGAAGGACGGCCTCCCACGCGCTCATTTCGCGCCCTCCTCGGGAGGCTCGGGGAGGTGTTGCCAGTGAAGGACCGGCACCAGAACGCGGGCCGCATTCGTGAACCTCCACACGCCGGCATCCAAAAAGCCAGTTGCCACATCGTCGTCTGCCGTGTGGATGACGACCTCGATGTCTTCATCCGGCAGCTCCACCGTTGCGGGGGTCCAGCGGCTCATCGTGCCAGCCTCCAAGTGATCGCCAGCAACAAGACCGGCAGGGCGAGGATTTGGATAAAGTCGAGGCCGTAACCGATACAGCGAAGCGTGGTCTCGTAGTCCATTACGCCGCCCTCCGTTCGAGCCGAGTCGATGTCGGCCATGCGTGATGCTTGAGCTGAAAATCCAGCTCGGCATCCACGCGGGACTTCGCCCAAACATAATCGCCGAACCGGCCAAAGACCCCGTTTGCTTGGCAGTAATAGAGGTTCATTACGCGGCCCTCCGTTTCCGTGTTGGGACCGTCGTGCGGTTTGCCGTCGATGCGTTGCGGTAGCCCCACCAATCAAGAAATGATTGGCGGACGATGTGCCACCCTCCGCACCGGCCCCGTGGCATCGTGGCGGCGAACTCACCTCGTTTAATGTAGTCGCGGATCGATCGGCTGGAAAAACCCGAGAGGCGCTTTGCCTCGTCCATATCGATGAAAGTCTCGGAGAGGTTCATTTCTTCGCCCTCCGTTTGTTTTTCCGATCCACCATTTCGCGGACCGCTTGAACGATCACTTTGCTCAGTGTCGTGTCGTTTGTTTCAGCTTCCCGCTTGATCTCCTGCCAGAGGTCAATCGGGAAACACGCTCCCTGTTTTTTGTTGCTCGCTGTCATGCGGTGCACTTTTTTATTTCGGTGCACTTTTATCAATAAAAAAAGTCAATGGGGTGTTCTCCCCATACGAAGATTTCTATTGACATCCGCATGGGGACAAGGTTTGCGGGCGAAAATATTTTTTTGGTGCACCGAATAAAAAATATAGGTTGCAAGGGTGCACCTATTCGCTGACATTGTTTTCGTTGTGGGTCGGCACAAAAAAACAGACAGCGAAAAAGTGAAAAAACCGGGCGTCAGCTTGACCCCGGAGTGCCAAGATATTTTGTCCAAAATTATCCGTTACGAGTTTGAAGTGAACCATACCGACATGGTTCCATCTCAAGCCATCCGTAAGTGCATGAGGCTCGCGTGGGACTACCACTACCGGGCAGCTTATGAGAGGCACCAATCGAAGGAACAGCCCCTCCCCCAGGGCGCGTCTGCGAATATTGTGCGCCCACAATCCGTGACCTCCGATGGTGGATTGTCAACTCACCAAACTGCGATCTCCCTCCAGGGTGGCAAGGCGAAATAATCGACCTGTCCGCCTAAACCCTCCACCAAGCCCGCCAGTCCGCCTTGCGAGACGGCACCGCGTAGGTCTTGAGAACCAGAGCCGTTGACGAATGCCCCATCTGATGCGCGGTCTTGCCCGCATCTTGGCATCGGCCGAGGTGGTAGGTAGCGAAAGAATGGCGGAGTGCGTTCTCTGGCAGCATAGCCCACGGCACCACGCCCTCATTGTTCAGCCGCTCGATCAGCGCCTCCCGCTCCCGATAAAGCCGGAGAGATTTCGGAGGCACAATCAGCCCCGATTTTCCTTTGAAAAATTCCTTCCGCCTCGCCAGCGGCTCCGTGAAATCCACGATCCGCTCCGGCAGGCCCGAGGATTGTTTCGAAACCTCCCTCCGAACCTCGATCTGTCCTGTCTTCGGGTCCACATCCTCCCACCGCATTCGATGGACCTCGATGGACCGCAACCCAGCAAAGGCACCGAGAAGAAACCAAGCGCGCAGCGCATCCGACATCTCCGCATCTAAGATCGCCCGCAGTTCCTTCGCCGAGATCAGTGACCTTTTACTCTCAGCCTCCGGCGCCACGACGCGGCGAAATGGATTTCGGTCCAGAAGTTCCATATCAACGCACCACCGAAAGAACCCGGAGGCGTAACGATGCCACCCCGCCCGCGTCGTCGGCGCGCCTTGAACCTTGGCAAAGACCCTCGCCGCCTGCATCGGAGTGACCGCCGCCACCGCGCCAGGGAAAGCATCCAAAAGCTCCCCACATATTTTTTCAAGTTTCTCACGATGCCGTTCCGAAGACCCCGTTTTGGAAGCCAGATAATCCCGCACCGCCGACTTCATCGACATACCCCTCGCCTGCTCCTCCGAGAGCGAATCCGTCCCACCCTTCTGAAGTTTCTCCACCAGCCCCGGCCCCGCCGCCCAAGCCTCCGCCTCGGTGCGATAAAACCGGCGAATCCTTTTCCCAAAAATTTTCTGCGGGATCGTCAGCTTCCAAGGCGTCGAAGGCCGCTGCGGGTATGGACTGACAAGAAAGGCACTCATGGTCTGTTGCCCACTTGTTGCCCGTGTTGCCCGAAATCGCAACTATTTTCTTCCAGTAGCCACCACTTCCCGCCTGTAGTTTCAAGAAGCCAACCGCCCGCCAACCCGCATAAAACCTAGCCCAAATCGTCACAACTCGCTCTGCCGGCGGCGGGACTTGAACCCGCACTCCGCTTTCGCGAAAACGGATTTTAAGTCGCTTTCTTGGCTTTGTTTTTCAATGACTTGCGGGAGTGTTGCCCGGTGTTGCCCGAGGCCTGTAGAAATTGACATTGGCTCGACGGCCATTGATCAAAATTTTGGCTACTTTTTTTTCAAGGACGCCAGAGCGGACGCCTTTGTCGGCGAGCTGTCGACCGGCTTCGCCTTTGAGCTTTGATAGCTCGGAAATTTCCATGTTGGTCATCCAGCCTTCCTTTTTCAGTTCAGAGGGGTCGCATGCGGCCGTCGACTGAAAGAAGGCGCCCCAGGCTTTTTCTACGGCAGAAGCCACGGTTGGTTTTTTTGTCTTTCGCACAGGTTGACGGTTGTTGAGTTGTCGGTGAAGTAGCCCCACGCGAAGCCAGACGAGTGGGCCAATGACGCTCGGCGGGTGGAGCTGTAGTCCATGTCGAGATTGCAGATCGCTCCGAGGCAGTAGCCGGTGGGAGAATCGATGCGGCGGCCGCGCTCGATGCCTACTCGGTGGAGGTGGGCCATGATGACTTTGCCGTAGGTCTCGGCGTGGTCGCGGATGGCAGACACATTGCAGGAATAGCCGTGGACCATGGCGAGGTCTCCGAGGCGGTGGACGCCTTTTGAATTGTGGTAGGGGTAGATGCGCGCCTTGAGCTTTTTGGCGCAGTCTCCGAGTTCGTTGAGGACGGTCTGCGCGGCGTGGGCGTGGACGGCGTTGGGGGATTCTGCCATGCGGCTCAGTCTGGCTTCGTGGTTGCCGAGCATGATCACATTCGGAGCAAATTCGTAGAGGAATGAAATCCCCTCGCTGACATCTTGGGCGATGTTGCGAGCGCGGTCTTTGCTGTCCACATCGGAGGCGACGCCACCGCGCATGGCGGCGAGGTCGATAAAATCGCCTAGATGCGCACGGAAGTCTGGGCGAAATTTCTTGGAAAAATCCAGCACAGCGCGGCGGCTTTCGGGGCAGATGAGTTCGCCGTGTGAGCATCCGACAGCCATCCACTTTTTCCATTTTCGGATCGGTGTCATGGGATGTCGGGAATCTCGTTGTCTTTTCTTAACTCCCAGATGTAGGAGCGGATTTTTTCGAGCGTGGCGTCGCACCCTGTGCGGGTCTCGCCTTCGTCGTCTCGCCATTGCCGAAATTCTCCGCTGCCATGTTTAAGGAAGGCGCGGATTTCGTTAAGAAGGTCATCCAGTATTAAAATCGTGTCCATTCCCTTGACCGCGCAGATGTGCTCGGTGCGTTCTTCGGGTAGGGTGAACTCAAGCGTGGCCTTCATACTTCTTCTTCGTCTTCCTCTTCTTCTTCCTCGAGGGGCCAGAGAAGTTCTTCGGCTTCGCGGGCGAGGGCTTTGGCGGCGTAGTCATTGCCAAATTTGAAATCCATGTTGTAGGTGGTGCCTTCGTCCTCCCAAGACACCACGCAGATGCCATGCGCGAAATGCTCGGCGAGGAGGGCGCGGGCTTGGAGCATGACGGCCTCGCGGTCTTTGGGCGGGGCTGGTTTTTTTGCCATTACAGGACGCGGTTGAGGGCCGCTAGGAGCGCGGCGTGGGCGGTTGGGGAGCAGTCGTCTTTGCGGCCGGGGGCGATGTCGGCGTGGCGCAGGATGTTTGCGAGGGGGATGTTGTTTTCGCGGAGGATGGGGAGGAGATATTCGACGGCGGAGAGGAGTGCGTCTTCGCTCAATGGGGTCGAGAAGGTGTCCCCTTCCCATGCCATGCCGACGCTGAATGAGTTGACATCTTTGCGGCCTTGCCACGAGCTGACCCCGGCGTGCCAGGTTCGCTGGGTGGGGAGGGCGAGAGTCGTGCGTTTGCCGTTGCGGGCGATTATGCAGTGGTAGCTGACTTTGCTGGCCGGATCACAGCACCACGAGACGGATCCGGCGTAAGCGCCGGAGGTGTGGTGCAGGACGATGTGCGTCGGTTTGATGACGCGGCCCGCTGAGATGTTGGGCGTCTTCTTGTTTGTCTGTTGGTAAAACTTTGGCTCGGGCTTGAGGAGGCCGGAGGTTTTGGGTGGCTTCTCGGGCTTCGACTCAGGCGCGGGCGCGGGGGATTGCGCCGGGCGTGGCAACATGAAGAAGCGGGCGAGGAGCGAAATCATTTGTCCTTGAGCGCGGGCAGGGTTTTTTGGAACTCACCAAGAGCGTTCCAGAGGTCGCGGTTGGCGGCTTCGCTGTTGCTCAGGCGTGGCTCGAAGCGGACCGTGGCGCGGATGTGGAGCGTTCCGGCTTCGCCCACTCTTTCACCGAAGGGAGGCATGGGGACGGCCACGCATCCGCTCAGAAAACTAATCGCCAGAAAAACCCACGCGAGCATGACTGCGGTCGCGGCGACTTGTTTTGGGTTCATTTTCCTTTTCGGAAAATGTTGATCGTGCCGACGAGGCCGAGCCCGGCGGCGATGATCTGGTTTTGCATCTCTGGCTCGAGCTTCACGCCGAGAGCGACTGCGACGAGGATGAGGCCGCGCCAAGTGCTGTTTTCCGAAAGACGATCGAGGACAAAGTAGATTGCGTTCATCGATTAGAGGGCAAGTGTCAAAGGTTCAACGGCGCTCGAGGCCACGGATGCGGGTTTCGTGATCGTTCAAAATGTTGTCGTGGCGAGCATCGGTGACTGCGTTCTGCTCCATCCTGATTAAAACAGCCTCAATCTTCTCGATGCGAGTGTTTGCCGCCGTAAACTCCTCCTTAGTAACAAATTTTGTTCCAAGCAGAGCAACGGCGAGGAGCGCTACGGTGCTGGCGATTTTAAGCCCGATGTCAAAGTATTTAGCGAGTTCGTTCATTGCTCAGAAGATATTTAAAAAAGCCCTTGCTTCAGTTTCGGAATCAAACCAATAGAACCCGCCTACCGGGTATGTATATTGATCATGCGTTTCTTTGCGGAGTTCAAAATTTTTGCTCAAAACAAAATTTGGGCCATAAATCAGTTCGCCTTTTTCTTCCTTGTAAAATCCAGATGTGTTTTCCATAAAATTATCCAACAACATTCCAATTTTTTTCCGGGGGTGCTGCGATTGCGGGGTTGTCTGTGGCTACACCATAATTTCCTGTGACAGTTATAGTTTGCTGTGGCGAAGAATTTAAATTTGCTAAATTGGTGTAGATTTCATTTAGCGCACTTGCGCTAAGAGTGCAGGATGCAAATGATACAGAAGCTTTTATTCCTGTTGCTTGGCAACGCTTGAGTGCCTGACAAGTTGAAGCAAAAGAAGCCATGTTTGTTGCGCTGGAGCAATTAAAGGCTGGAATGCTTTGAAGTGAAACGCAATTTTGAAACATGCTGCTCATATTTGTCACGAGCGCAGTGTTAAACAACGGAACACTTTGAAGCGATGTGCAGTTTTGAAACATGATACTCGTATTTGTTAGGTTCGGAGTATTGAATAAAGGGATTCTATTGAGTGAGGCGCATGTCTGAAACATACCGCTCATAGTTAATACATTCAAAGTATTAAACAAAGGAACACTCCGAAGTGCCGAGCAAGCTTGAAACATACCACTCATGTTTGTAGCAGCCGCAGTATTAAATAGAGGAACACTTTGGAGCGATGTGCAATTTTGAAACATATTACTCATGTTTGTTGCAGCGGCAGTATTAAACAGAGGAACACTTTGGAGCGATGAGCAGCCGCTAAACATACCATTTATGTTTGACACATTAGAAAGATTAAATAGAGGAACGCTGCGAAGCGAGACACAACCTAAAAACATACTGCCAAGGCTTGCCGCAGGCGAAATATCAAATAAAGGAACACTTTGGAGCGATGAACAATTTTGAAATAGATTGGCTAAACCTGTCGCCTTATGTGACAGGATAGCGCACCGCTCAAGAAGCCTTAAATTCCCTGTTGTTCCTCCAATAAGCAATGTTGTGCAATTTGGAGCCGATAGAGTAATTTCAAGAATTGGTGTTGTATATTGTGTTGCATTAACTGATGTGTGCTTGAAATTGAACTGAATAGACGTAAGATTTTGTCCCGCTTGCGGAGTTATGACAATCATTGCCTGCCGCATTTTAGAATCAACAGGCCCAATTTCTGTTGATGCCGAGAGATTACTAAACACATAGTTATGTTGCGCTGTGACATTACTTGCAACATTTTCAATAAAACCATCGCCCCAATCAACTGTGTAGTTTCCAGCGCAACGAAAAGCAACAAAATTACTATCATTATCCCCTACAAGAAAAAGTGCAGCTACTTTTTGTTCGGTAGATGTAATTGTCGGCATAGCAATCCACGCAGTCGGTCGCGTCCAAACGGGGGTGTTATCAAATCTCAAATTGTTAATCAATGAGTCACCTAAATAAACTTGTCCGGCTGTTGATGGCATATTAAAGTATAAAATAAATGGTATTTGAATCAGGTGATCCAAGGGCATCGTAATCTGTTGCGCTTATTGCACGAATGGCATTGACGGGCTTAGAGTCCGAAATGTTTTTAGCGATAGCCCCAATATCGGCAGGAGTGAGCGCATCCGAGCCGCCTGTGGCATGGGAGGATTTGTGTGAGGTGGGTTGGCCGCCACCTAAAACCGAAGTTCCGTTACTGTCTAAAATATCCCCACTAGCGGGCAGTGTTAAATCGCCGTCTTTGTTAAATACCCAAGTCTTGTCAGCAACCTTGAGGTCAAATTCAATATATTGACTGATTGTGTAAACATTACCGCCGCCCGAAGGAAATTCTGATCCGTCTGGCAATGGAGTGTTCCCACTGCCAATTCTTAAAATTAAAGCAACTCCGCTATTGTCCTGCGCTTGAGTTATCTGTTTCCAGCCTACTAAACCCGGCCCTTTAATATACCACGCTCCGCCTATTGAGGTAATTAAACCTAGTATTGCATTGTCAGAGTATAAAAAAGACCCTGCTTGCGGAATATAATTAGTAACAGTGTTAGTGGCGGTGAAAGAATAACCTTTTAAAGCGTTATTAGGTAAAATTGTGCTACCATCTATACCGAGCGTCCATTGGTTAGTTGCGCCTGGCGGCGTGAAAGTGAGTGATCCCTCGGCTACGGCAGAATCCGAAATCGTGCCGCCGTTGGGAAGCGTTAAGTCGCCATTGTTTTGCAACTCAAGGTGCTTCGTCTGATCGAGCGAATACAATTCGTCGTGACTGTGAATGGCGGGTGCGCCAATGGGGACTACGGCATTCGTGCTAGGATGTTTGCCGTGCCAGACCTGATCGGCCCAGTTTACGGATACCTCTCCCCCCTCAAGTTGCTCTGGGTGGGGGACCTTATCAGCAATAGTGCTTTTCTTGGGAATTATGATTGGACTTGCCATTATAGAATGGGTTGCCCTCGCGGGATTGGAACCCGCAAGGGACTTTGGGGTTAGGGATTTTTAGTAAACTCCACCGTCGATGATGAAGTTTTCGATTTTGCTCATTTGGGACGACCCACCATAGGTGTGATTGACACCGACCAAATGTCCTGCTGCTTGGAGGGCGATAAAGCCATCTGTGTCATCACCAAGACCATAACCAGAATCAACGAGATCGAGCGTGGAGTGAACTCTAACACCAACAGCATTACCACTTTCGTTGAGTTCGATCACTGAACCAGTAGCTCTAATCATGTATGCTCCGCCGCCAGAATCCACGGTGAAATCGCCATTGATCGTGGTCGTTCCCGCAGTCGTAAGAGCAAGGTCAATGTTCTGCGTCTTGGTTTCGAGGTCTTCGATGTCACTTTCCGCAGTCGTAACCCGTCCTGAGAAAACAGGATCAATGGAAACCGTGTAACCCGAATTCTCATCGCCAGTTACGGAGATTTCGTTTGCGGTTGGCAGCACTTCGACATCCACATTGTCCAGCTTTTGCCAGCCCGTGCTGGTTTTGACAAACGCATCGCCAACCTTGGCCGCGAAGCTAGATGCTCCTGCCGTGTAGGTTCCAGCGACATCGACCTTGTAGTAAGCACCAGTAGTTGTATCGCTCAGGGTGCTGAGATCAAGGGGAGTAGAGGCAGAGCTAACATCGCCAACAAAATGGAACACCGATCCGAGAGCGGAAATAGCCGTGTCGAGGTCGGTTTTACGGACAACATCTGTCGAGGCACTTGGCGCACTAGAAGCGGTCAGAGTTGTGAAAGCACCCGTCGAAGGGGTAGTTGCGCCGATAGTTGTTCCGTTAATGTTGCCGCCAGTGATCGCCACCGAATCAGCATCCTGCGTGGACATCGTTCCGAGCGAGCCAGTTCCCGTAGAAACTGCGGTATCGACATAGGTTTTGGTTGCGAATGTGCCAGAACCACCAACGATTTCGTTGGTTGTGATTCCACCGACTTCTACGCCGAGATAGAGATTCTTAGCGACTTGATCGATTGCGAGTTGACCCGCTTGGAGAGCCGCAGGCGGTGTTGCACCGCGTAAAATTTTAATAATTGGATTTGCCATAATGATTTATACTATGTTTGTTGTTTTGTTGTTTTGTTGTTCTGGGTGAGTGAGTGGGTTAGTATTCGCCCGCGTCGAAGACCGAGACGGCGGCGACGACGGCTTCCGTGAAATCAGTGATCTTGTCGGCTGTGAGCGGCGCGGAGAAGCCGACCCACGCGAAGCCATTGAAGCGCCACAGGCGGCCGTCGGGCGCTTCGTATTCCTGGTTGAGCGTGGGGTTGGCGGGGAAGGCGATCATGCGAACCATTCCTCCGTGCTGTCTTCGATTTTGTAGCCAGCCACGCCTAGCTGCTGGCAAAAGGGCACAATGAATTTCCCATCGGCTCGCGTCTGCTCTTCGCTCCACTGCGTGGTAGTGGCGACATAGGCGGGTTCGTTTTGCTGCGCGATGAAAGCCGCGAAAGCCTCGGCGCGGCACTGGTCGCTTTCTGCTTTGGAGTTTAAAACATAGTAAGCACTCATGCGGTCGGGGCGGCGGATTTGTAGGGGTGGTCAGCCGGTAGATTCCCGGCGAGGTTCCACTTGTGAGCGAGGTAGCCTTCGACTTTTTGGCGGTCGGTGGCAGAGAGGTTAGATGCGAAAAATAGAACCTCCGAGAAGGCTCCATTAAATGAACGGCCTGAAGAGAGTGATGAATAAAAAAGGAAGGTCTGCTGTGTCACGGCACTAGCTGCGCTGAAGCGCAAAATTGTTGGCGGGAGCGGGAGCGGAGCCGTGGTGGATGTGTCGGAGGCATTCTTGAAAACGCTGCTTGTGAAAGCCGATGTGGTGAGGAATGCATTGGTTGCATTGTTGCCAGCCACACGCTGGGCATTGTTGGCGCTCGGACCCGAAAAGAAGGTGTTAATGCCAGGAAAGACGGATTCCGTGCCAGCCCCGTAGTAGCCCACGATGAAAACTTCTTTGTATGTCGTGCTGGGGCAGCTGAGGCCGAGCAGACCTGCGCTTGTGGCGTTTCCGACGGATTTGCGGCCAAAGGCGTCGGAGGAAAAAAAGGTCGGCTGGTTGGCTGCGGTGGACTGCGTGGCGTGGAGGAGATTCCCGCTCTTGTCACGCCACTCGGAGACCTTGCCACTAGACGAAGTGATTGTCTCATCCTCGGCGGCGAACCACATTTGCAGGCCGCCCATGCCGGTGGGGGTCCATGCAACCCCGCCGCCACCACCACCACCACCACCACCACCGCCGTCTCCGGTGAAAAGCGAGACGCTGCCGAGCTGCACGGCCGATGCGGTCGTGGCTCCGCTGGGGATGACGATGTAGAATGTGGTGGGGACGAGCGTGGCAGGCAAAGCGGTGACAACTTCCAGCGAGGCCACGCCGGTGCCGGAGACTTTGCCGGCGAGGGCGGCGTCAAGGCCGGTGACATTCGCGGTGGTGTGCGTGTGGCCGTTTAGCGAATAATTCCCAGAGGGTTGCTTGCCATCAAGGGCGGTCTGCAAGCCGGTGGTGTCGCTGATTGCGTGCGTGTGCGTGGTCGCTGCCTTGCCATCGAGCGCGGTCTGAAGGCCGGTCGTGTCGGCGATTGCGTGGCTGTGTGTGGATGGCGCGAAGGTGAGGGGTTTGCCGGTAATGTCGGCCCACGCGGTGGGGCCAGATGTGCCGCCTCCTGTGCCTGCGGCGTCAAGGGCGGCTTGTAGACCGTCAACTTGCGCGATCGTGTGGGAGTGCGTGGATGGGGCGAAAGTAGCGGGCTTGCCGAGGACATCGGTCCAAGTGACGGTCGATGTGGAGGAGGCGGCGGTTGAATGCGTAAATTCCACCCATGCGCCCTCGAACCAAGTGAAGAGTCGCCCGAGGTCCGTGTGGACCCATCGAGTGAATTGTGCCGGATCAGGCGCGGTGGTGCCGTAGAATGTGGCATCGGCGAGAGCGGTGATCGCTTGCGCGGTGCGCAGGGGGGTCATCCATTTTGTGTTGTCGGTGCCTGCGGTGGCTTCGGCTTGTGTGGCTTTGCCGTCAGGGAGTGCGGCGGGGGTGGCTTCTGTGCCGAGGATGACGCTGTTCTGGATTTCGACTTGGAGGGTCGCGGTGCGCAATGCCTGGCTCGGAGCGGTCCAGCGGATCTCGAGGAAGGCGGCGATTGAGGCAGGATCGGAAGAAAATGCGGCCTCGACCGGGACGGTGTTGAGGTCAAGGATGGTGGACCCAGGAGCCGCCAAAGCTAGGAAATTGGCGTCAGAGAACGAGGACTTGAGTGCGACGGTGGTCTGCGTGCCGGGGATCGCGGAGATGGCGACGCCGTTCTCAACGAAAATGACTTCGATCGGCACCTGGTCGCGGCGCTTGAGCACGAGCGTCTGGAGCGCGACATTCGACGCGGCGCTCTTGATGAATCGCCGGGCTTTTTGATCGAGGAAAAGTTTCATGCCGCTCGAGGAGCGGCGGGTGTCAAATCAGGCAGGCTTCCGAGCTATTTCTGGAGCGGCTCGGAGACGGCTTCCCACTTGCCGAGCGGGCAGCGCTCGGTGGCCATTCGGAGCTTTGCCCAAGTCGAGCAGCCGCATTTGCGGCAGCGGCCGGTGTTGTTCAGCGCTTTCGCATCCCACTCGGGGCACGACCGACAGGTGGCTTCGCGCTCGGCGAGGATTTCGGGCGGGGTGGTCGAGAATCCGGAGGCCGCGAAATTTGCAGCAGAGAGACCGAATCGCGCTAAAAGCTCGGCGTGGTGGGCGAGAGTGGCGGCGGAGGGGAACATTAGCTGAATGAAATCGTGACTGGCAGAGGGTCGCTAAAATAATTCACCGAGCGGTAAGACTCGCCTTGGATCGTGATGATGTCTGTTGATGTAAACGGGGTTGGTGCGCATTCCTGCGGTGTGAGCGGTTCTGGCAAGAGGGCGACGGTGTTATTTCCGTTGTCGCCAAAAAAGCACAGGGTGCCGCCGCTGAAGCTAATCTCCCAAGTCAATATTCCGAATGGTTGATGTCCAGATGACGCTGTGGATCCATTCCACGGGCGGGAAAGGGAGTTGACGGTGACTTGCGTGGCCGAGGCGATGGCGTCCTTCACGGCGGCAGACATGGGGGAGCACCCGCAACTCCCTACGCCTCCCCCACAACACGCGCACTCGACGGCTCGGAGGCCGCCGTCGGTTTTGATTTTGATGGCTCCGGAGGATGTGCGGCCGAGGGTCATTTTTTGAAGTCAGAAGGATGAAGGATGAAGGAAGAAAAATCTCTCCGGTTTCCGGTCTCAGGTTTCCGGTTTTGCATCAGCATTCCTCGGTGGCGATCCATTGCAGCGCGCCGCCGACGGCTCCGAGGACATGCGTTCCGCTTGACGGCACGGCGGGGATTTTGAGCTTCCGCGAAGGGTATCCGCCTTGGCCGGTCGTCTGGTCGATCAGCGAGGGATCGGCGTCGAGGGCGGCAAAATTAAAATTGCGCATGAGGTCTCCGGCGGAAATTTGCACCGGGTAGCCGCCGCCGCCCGCAGATTTGGCAGCGCGGGCTTGTGCTTCGAAATCAACAGGAAAATTCATGTCGAGACATTGATCGTAGCATAGGAGATGACTGTCGGGCTGCCCACGACGGTCGCCGATACCTCATCGAAAGAGCCAAAGCATGTTCGGGTCAGACCTTTTAATTCGCCAGCGACCTGTATGGTGGAGGACAGGCCCGAAAGCGAGAATTGACCGGATGGGTATCTGCCCTTGAGTGAGGCTTTTATTGAGTCAAATGTTGTGGATACAATCGTGAAAGTCGTATCGGCGGGAGGGATAGGGATTGCGCTATTTGAGGCGGTGGCGGGCACGACAACGCTTCTCGTCACCGCGTTCAATGCCACGACAACCCCCATCCACACCGGCGTGGTCGGGTTGCTTTCGCCTTGTCCGAGATTTGAGAAAACCAAATAGGCCGGGACTTGCACGGTCTGCACTTCCATCGACTTAAAACTCCGTCCAGAGGTATTGCATCGGCCGTAGGCGCAGACCTGGTATTCGGTGTATCCATCCTCTCGACGCACTTCTTGCACCTCGGGGAAGATCTTTAAGCCGTCGATGGATGGCGAGGAGTCGCCGCCGGGCATGTTGTTGCCGACGGCGAGAGTGGCACGGTTCGTCGCGGCGTTGGCGGTGAGGCCGAGATAGGTCTGCTCGACGCGCACGAGGCCGGACGGGAAAGTGGACACGGAGCGGCCGGGCTGGGCGATGAGGGTGGAGGTGGATTTGTAGATTGTGTAACTCATTTGGCTCAGGCGGTGAGGGCGGCGACGGGCAGGCGGGGTTCGATTTTTTCGAGGAGGGTCTTGATGTCGCCGACGAGGGTATCGAGGGAGGACTTAGCTTTGTCGCCACCTCGGGCGGCGGTGTCGGTCTGGCCGGTGCGTCCGGGTTTGTCCACGGCGGCCTCACCGGCCATGCGGTCGCGGAACGCTTGCGTGCCTTCAGCCATGCGGTCGCGGAGGGACTTTGGTTTTTCGGCCGATGGCTGGTCGGCGGCTGGTTCGTCTTTTTTAGCGAAGCGGGCGCGGAGGGATTGGGTGCCTTCGGCCATGCGCTGGCTTAAGGGCTTGGCGGCCTCGGCCTCGGCGGCTTGTTTCTCTCCGGCTTGGCGGCCTTGGCGCTCTTCACGGGCGGCGATGCGGTTGGCAGCACGCTCGGCGGCAGCGAAGTTGCCTTTGCCGAGCGCGTCCTGGGCGCGCTGGGCATCGCGGCCGCCACGGTCTGTGGCGTCTTTGGCGCGGGCTTCGGCGATGGATTTGAAGAGCTTGGCGGATTCGCTGAGTTCTTCTTTGGCCTTCGCGGCGGACCCTGCGACTTTGTCGAAAGAGCCTGCGATAGCTTCGGCATCTGTGACCGCGCCAGAGGTGCTCTTGTTGGCGGCGTCGGCCGATGTGGCAGATTTCTCAAACTCTTCGCGGAGTTTCTTACCGGACTCGGTGACGGTGGCCAATTTCTCGGAGGCCACGGTCATGGAGTCCTTCGCGCCGAAGAAGTCCTTGTCGCTCTTGTCGAGGCTGTCCACGAGCTTGCCGAATTCATCTTTGGCGCGGATAGATCCATCCACGATCTTCGCACCGTATTCAGCCGAGGCGGCTCCGAGACCGGCGCTGAGTTTATCTAGGCCAGAGCCTCCGGCTTTCTCGAAGGATGTCTGGAAGGTGTTCCCTCCATTTTGCATGACGCCCTTCAAGGCGCTGTCGATCTTGCCGGTCACGAATCCAATCGGGTCGGACATCGCGGATTGGAAATCCTGCGCCACCGCGCTGAGGACGCCCGAGAATTTGGTCGTGAAAAAATCCACGACATTCGAAATGGCGGAGCCTAGCCAGGTCTCGAAGGCGGTAATGACGCCGCGAATGGCATCGATGAAAGCCTTCGAGCTGTCGATAAATGCCTTGATGAGCGTGTTGCCAAGAACGCCCGAGATAATGCCGGGCAGGTCGCTCGAGAAAAAGGCGGAGAGGAACTTGCCTGCATCGATGAGCGCATTTAGGTAGTTGTTCCCAGCGGTCTTGACGCCAGCGATGAGGGCCGCGCCGAGGGCTTCGATGGCTGGCATGGGGGCTTGAAACGCACCGATGAGGAAATCCGCAACACTCATGACTTGCTTCATGAGGGCTTGGCCCCAACCGGCGGCATCGATGCCCGAGAGAGATTTTGTAAAGGCATTTAAAGCAGGCAGAGCGGCCTCCATAAAACCAGCGGCGAATTCCATTGTTTTTGATTTTGAGCCGAAAAGCTGGTCGCCAAGCTGATCTAATGCCGCGCCACTGCGGTCCATCACGCCGGGGAGGCTGCCGAGTTGGCCTTTGGCGGCATCGATCTCGCCTGCGAAATTATTAAGCACCGGCAAAAGCTCGCCGCCGGATTTTCCGAAGACTTCCATTGCGGCGCGGGCGCGCTCGGCGGGGTCGGAAATGCCGGCGATCTTCTTGGCGAAGACTTGCATTTGCTCCGTCGGGGTCTTGCCTTCCAAGTCCTTCATGGAAATCCCAAGGGCGCTCATCGTTGCCGATTGCTCCGCGCCCCCGGCAGCGGCTTCCGCCATGAACTTTTGAAGTTTGTTGATGCTGGTGCCGACCTTGTCGCCGCTGACTCCGGTGTTTTCAAAGGCGCGCTGGAGCACCAGGAGATTCCCGGCAGATTCTCCGGTGCGGGAGGAAAGATCATTGAGCTTGCCGCCGAGATCGATGGCTTGACCGAAACCATCCACGACCGCACGAGCTCCGGCCGTGGCGGCCTCGACGGCCATCATGCCGACCTTCACGGCTGCACCGGCGACAGCGGCGGCCGCGCCGATCTTGCCGAAAGAGAGGTCGAAGCCTTTGGAGGCGTTTTTGGCGGCATCCTGCGTGGCGCCGAGTTCCTTTTTGAGTTTGTCGATAGTGGACCCGAGGTTCAGGTCTTTGGCGGCGAATGTGACTGTTGCGTCGGCCATAGGTCAGGCAGCTTTCTGAAGTTGTTTGCGCTCGTAGCGCAGAATGTTGGCGAGTTGTTTGATCATTTTTTGGACGACGATCACTACGGCGGCATCTCGCTCGCTTTTTCGGCAAACCTTGTCGGCATATTTGCTGGTATTTGTGAGTGTGATTCTGGGGTTTGCCTGATCGTCCGCATTGTCTTCGACACGCCCGAGTCCGTAATCGCCAAGGTGCCGCGTGACCCATTTGGGAATCCCTCGCGTAGCGCTGCCTTTTACTGGATTTTTTAACTGCTTGGCGCACCATGCCCACCCGGATTTAGCAAGGCCGACTTTGGCGTATTGAGCCGCAACAAATTCTTCCAAAGCTGACTTAGGGACAAAGTATTTATTTATGAATTTCCAGCGGCCAATATTGTGAGTGTCACCCCCGGCGGCACTCATTCGACCATTCACAAAATGGTTTTTATGAATGCCTCTAATCCAAGAAGGCGTCGCATCTGGAACAAAGTGCGCCCGATCAACGCCATAGACTTTGCCGTCTTTTGTGGCATGGACAAAGATATCCGCAGTATCGCTCACAGTGTCCATGTAAACAAGTTGAAGAGGCGTGACATGAGCAAACAGACCAGCGCGGCCTTTGCCTTTTCCTGAGCTTCGACGCCCCCCATAGATATCTTTTGCAATCGCCTTTTCGCCGATCTTTTCGCCGCCGGATTTGTCGCCAAATGGCTGCGTGCGGCGAGCGAGTTCGACACAGAGCAGACGAGCGTGGATGCGAAGCGTATCCGGCAAAGTCTTTTGCTTCACCGCGCCATAAAATCGAAACATCTCCTCGAGGCCGGTCGATTCGATTTGTATGGTGGCGTTGCTCATGTGATTTTTGCGAAGGCGCTTTCTATTGCCGCGAGTGAGTCAAAATCCGCGTTCGGATTGCGGCGAAGATATAGGCGAGGAACGCCATGCTGGAATGAATCGGCGTCCAAAATCTGGAGCCCGGCTGCAAAGGGGACTTCCCACATGATTTGCTGGAACCCCCAACCGGTGATGCTTGCGAGGCGGTAGACATAAGAGGCAAGCCAGTTGGGGGATGCTACTCCCCCGAGGTTGGGGCTCCGGCAGAGGGGTTCTTGGCCTTGGTCTCGGCGGCATTGACTCGATCCCAGGCGGCGGAAACTAGCTTCGAGAGTTCGTTTTGGTCGTCGAGGTCGGCGATGTTCTCGAGCTGCCAGCGGCGCACGGCGCGGTTGAATTCCTCGGGGTCGGAGTCCACGGCGAGTATGTCCTCGATCGGCGCGGTGTGAACGAAGGCGAAGGCGGCGACGAACCAGAACTCATCACGCTTCTCGAGGAGGTTCGAGCGGATGATGGAGATGGTGCCGGGGACGCAGGGGCGGAGTGTCCACTTGCTTTTGCGCTTGGTGCCGTCGCGCATGGCCTGCTCGCGGAGGACTTCGTCGTCGGTTTCGAGGGTTTCGTTGGTGGTGGATTTGTCGTTGTTTTTTTTCATAGAAATTTGGCGAAGCGCTTCTTGTCGGCTTCGGTGGCGTTCTCGGAGATCGAGACGATTTTCCCGTTGCGCTCGAAGACGAGCTGGCGGGGGGTGGCTTTGACGACCGAAACGAGGGTGTCGCGGTTGCGGAGGGCGGCGATAAGGTAGGCGACCGGGTGCTCGGGGTTTTTCTCGAGGAAAATGTCGGCATCGCGGAACCACTCCATGACCTGATTGGCCTGCTGGCCGCTGGTGGGGTGGTTGGCGAGGAAGTGGAAGACCGTCGTCTCGTCGCCGGAATCGCGGCGGATGCGCGTGGCGGGAGCGGCGGGGTTCTCAGGTTCGAAGCCGAGCGTCAAAAGAATCGTCGCGAGCTTGAGGTCGCGAGTGCTAAAAACTGCCAGAGGTTTTGTCATAATTTTTCGTAGGGAACCCGGCGCGGTGAATCACACGCGCCGGGCGCTGGGTGCGGGCGTGGGCTTAGGAAGCCGTCATCGTGGTCTGGTAAGAGCGGGCGGTCAGAGAGACGGTCTCGAACTGCTCGGCGGCGAAGTTGCTCGTGAGGCCGGTGACGATGGTCGTCGCGCCGAGATCCACGGAGGCGGGCATCGTGATGGTCAACGCGCTGCCGACCGAAGCGGAGAAGGTGCCGGTGCGCATGCCCTCGATGGAGATTTCTTGGATGGGCTCGGCGACCGCCACGGCGACGACGCCGCCTTGGTCGTCTTTGACCTCGGAGAGTGCGGCGGTTTCGTTGACGGAAAAGCTAGTGACGATGAGCCCTGTGACATTGGGCGTGCCGTATTCGGCGGAGCTGACTGCGGTGGAGCGGTAGAGTGTGGCGGCCATGGTGGTGAGTTGGTTGGTGGTTGCGGGTTTCGGAGAGGGGTCGCGTGTCAAATGCCGGAGGCCGTGAAGGCCAGCGTCAGAGCGGCGGTGGTGACCCAGCGGCCGTCGGATTGGCTGTCGTCCACGCTGCGGAGGTCGGCTCCGGCGAGGGTGAGCGCGGGCGCGAAGGCGTCGGCGAGATCGGTGGCGGAAAGCAGGGAGGCGCGGAGGGAGTCGGCGAGGGCGGCGTGGGCTTCGAGGGAGCCTTCGATGACGGAGGGGGTGACGAGGACGATCGAGGCGGTGGCTTTGTAGAAACCACGGGCGACGGCTTCGGTGGATTCGCACCCGGCGAGGAGGACGCTTTGGTCTTGAGGGATGGTCTCGGCGCTCTGGCCGGTGTGGACCGGGATGCCGTCAAAGGCTGGCTGGCTGCGGAGCCACGCGGCGAGGGAGGACTCGACGGGGATGTTCACGCGGCACCCCCTGGAGACATGGTGGCGAGGTATTCGCCGGGGGCGTGGGTTTCGGAGATCTGCGAGAGGAAATAGGTCTTGGCGCTGAAGGTGACGGCTTCGCCTCGGCGCGGTGGGCTTTGCAGGTCGGCGGCAAGGAAACGGATCGAGAACTCGCCGCCTTGGCGGAGGCCGCCGGTTTCGAGGTCGAGGCCGATGGAGACAGGGGCGAGGCAGACGCGGATCTCAGCCTGGCGAAACTTGACCGCGGTGCCGTGGGCGCTTTGGCGCAGTTGCGCAGAGCGGAGAGCGAGGGCGTTGCGGGATGCGGGCGACACGACACTGGGGCCGTGTCAAAAGAAAAGCCCCCGCCGGAGTGAGAACGGCGAGGGCTTTTGCGGGCGAGAAGCGCGGTGCGGGCGCTTTGCGGGAATTACTTCTTTTTCTTGGGTGACTCTTCGGCTTCCACCTCAACGGCGGGAGCTGGCTTGGCTTTGCAGATGTGGCGCTTGAGCGTGTCGCCGAGGGAGACGACAAGCGTCTCGTCTGCGGTCAACTCGCCGGCGACTTGCTTGGCTTTGAAGTCTGCGAGCTGCTCGCCGAGCGGGACGCTTGGCAGGTGCTTGACCTGCCAAGTGTCGCCGGTGCGAGTGAGCGTGATTGCTAGGCGCATCAGGCTTAGGCGCTGACGATGCGCTTGAGGGCGGCGGCGTGGCCGAGGGCGTAGCCGTAGTTGACCTCGAGGACTTGCTTCTCGGTGTCGGTGTCGGGGTCAGCCCATGCGCGGTATTCGATGGTCAAGCCGGTCTCGGGATCAACGGCGGTCTCGTAGCTGGTGAGGTGGTTGAGCACGCCGGGTGATGGCTGGATGGGCGAGAAGGCGACCAAGATCGACTCGGGGAGTGCGACCATGCCGACGAGGTTTTGGCTGTTGCCGGGGATCAAGTTGGTTCCGATAACATCGAAGCCAGCGATCTGTGGCAGGCGGCCGTTTTGGATCGCGGTGGCGCTGCCGACTGCGGCGGCGTTTTTGATGCCGGCGTCCTTGAGGAGTGCGCCTTCGTAGGAGTTGTCGAGGATCATCACGCGGCTGGACTTGCTCCATTTGGCTTGGTCGAGCGCGGTTTTGATGTTGACCATGTCCTCGCTGTCGAACGCGGAAGCCGCGCCGGTGTGGATCGCCGCGCCGTAGTTGGCGAGGGTGACGATCGAGAGGATGTCGCGGAGGATGTCCTCGGCGAGTTTGCGGCCTTTCAAGAATCCAAGTTGCTCGGGGTTGAAGTAAGGCTGGCGGGCGAGTTCGCTCGATGTGAACGAGAGCGCTTGATACTTGCGCTTGTTGACCGTGATCTCGCGGCTGTTGATCGCGTTCGTGTCGCCGAAAGCGTAGGTGCCGTTGAAGTCGCTCGTCGCGTCAGTGGCGAGAGGGAAAAACGGAACCGAGATTTTGTCGGTGCCTTGCAGCGGAACGCTGTTGAAGACAGTCGAGAAGGAGTTGATCGGGAGAAGTGCCTCGCGGAGCGCGATGAGGGCGCTGTCGAGGACGACATTCAGTTTGAGTTCGGATGAGATGGTGGTGGCCATATTAGTGGGTGGTTTGGATTAGGTGGTTGGGTTCGGTGATTGGTGGGGTGTCAAACGCCGTGCAGTCTCGAGTGGGCTTCGAGGGCTTTGCGGTTGGCGCGGAAGATTCGGGTTTTGTCGGCTCCGCTGGCGCTTTTCCATTGGTCGTAAATCGAGCCGGAGTCTTGCACTTGGTCGACGGCGGGGACGACGCGGGCGGGCGAGAGGCCGAGGGAACGCTCGAGGCGGTCGAGGTCTTCGCACTTGGTGGCGAGTTCGCTTTTTACGAGTTCGAGTTTGGACTCAACGGCTTTGGCGTGAGCTTCGGCGGATTCGGCGCGGGCGATCACTTCGTTGTATTTGGCGAGGATCGCGTCGGCTGCGGTGGCGCGAGCTTGTGGTTCGGCGGGAGCGGGTTGCTCTGGCTCGGGTGTTGGCTCGACAGAATCGGCAGGGACGGCGGCATCTTCGACGATTTCGGGGGCGGGAGTTTCGACAACTTCGGGAGCGGATTCGCTGACGACGGTGTCGAGGACTTCGGGAGCGGTGGGCTCTTGGGTTTCAGGCTGCTGGGTCATGCCCTGCGCAAACTTGTCAAATCGGGCGCGGAGTTGGGCGGGTGTCGCGGTGGCTGCGGCGGCGACGCCTTCCTCGATGGCGTCGGCGAATCCGAGGGCCACGGCTTCGACGGCGTCGAGCCAGGTTTCTTCGTCCATCATCTGGGCGATGCGGTCGGCCTCCATGCCGGTCTTGCGGACATACGCGTTTCGGAGGGAGTCCTTGAGTTTGTCGAGGAGAGCGGCTTCGCGGCGGAGCTGGTCCGAGTCGCCCATGCTGACGGTCCACGGATTGTGGATCATGAGGAGGGCGTTGTCGGCGATGTAGACGGGAGCGCCTGCCATCGCGATGACCGAGGCCATGCTGGCGGCGAGCGCGTCGATGTGGACGGTCAGACCGCCTTTGTGCCGGCGAAGGGCGTTGTAGATTGCCGTGCCTTCGACAACACTTCCGCCAGGGGAGTTAATCCGGAGGTGGATGTGTTGGCCTTCGAGCTTGCCGAGGTCGGCGAGGAATTCTTTAGAGCCTGAGCCGAAAGCACCGACCTCATCATAGAGATGGATCGTTGCCTCGCCGTTGTCGGATTTTTCCAATGCATAAAATTTCGGGGTGGATGTGGGTGTGGTCATGGTTGTGCGGGTGGTTGAATCGGTTGCTCGTCTCCATCCGGCTCGGCGGGTTGTTGGGCGGCGATGCCGTTGCGGAGGGAGTTTGGGAAGACCTGCGAAACATCGAGGCCGAGGGCGTCGCACTTGGCTTTTCGGCGGAGGTAGGTGTCGATGACATCGTCCTCTTCCTCGGTGGCGCGGAGGCCGAGCATGTTGTAGTAGCGCGTCGGGGAGAGGTGGCCTTTGTCGAGTTGCTCGCTGTAGGCGCGGGCGTCGCGGCCCGAATCAACGGTGATCTTGCGCGGGGCGAGCCATTCGTGCCGCCACCAATCATCGCCGGGGTATTCGAGGCGACCGGCCTGCATTTCATGCCAGAGCCAGTATTTGTAGAACGGTCGGCAAAACTGATCGATGACCTGCTGTTGCAGTCGCTCGAGGAAGTTTTGTGTGACCTCAAGCACGGCTCTTTGCTCGGTTCCGGCGAGGCCGACATTGACCATCATGGCTTCGGGCGGCAGGCCGATGGCGAAGGCGACATCGGAGCGGAGGGCGCGCATGACGGCTTCGTAGGTCTGGCCGGGGATGTCGTTTTTGAATGCTTCGAGTTTTTCGCCTGGCTTGAGGCGCGGGAGGAGGATGCCGTTTGGGAGGTCGCTGGTGGTGAGGTCGCCGACTTCGTTGCTGGTCGTCTTCATGCCAGCGCCGAGGCCGATCTTGGCGACTTCAGTGGATGTCACCATGTAGCCGATCTGAGCGCCGGCCTTATACGCGCCCTTAACAAATCCGTTAATTTCGGAGATGTCGCGGAGGTTGGCGGCGGCAGAGTGAAACCACGAGACGCCACGGGGTTGGCCTTGGCGGCGGATGTGGCGGAAGTGGAGGATGTCTTCGGCGGGAACGCGGAGGCCGTTTTCGCTGTTGAGCGTGTAGGCTACGGGCGCGCCGTAGCGGTCGAGGATGACGCCGTCGTGCGAATCGGTGGCAAAGGATCCGGCACCGCCGATGGACTCGCCGCCGAGGAAACGAACGCGAGCCGCGCCTTCTTTGGTTTTCAAAAATTGCGCGAAGAAGTCGCCGTCGATGGCGACCTGTCGGAGGATGAGCGATTGCGCGGTGTAGAAATTGCACTGTGCCCCGGCGTCGAATGCCCACGCCTCGGCGCAGTTGCGGTCCTCAAAATACTGATCAACTTTCTTGTTCCACTCGGTGTTCGAGGTTTTGGGTTGGACGACGATGCCGGTGCCGATCGCGCGCTGGGCGAGGTGTTCGACAATGTAAGTGGCCTGCGGTGCGTTGTTGTAGAGCCAGCGCGAGACCTTGAGGATTTCAAGTCGGCTGTGCGCGGTGAGTTCGCGCTTCGGGTCGGTCGTCGGGACCCAAATCAAGCCACGGTTCAGAGAGGGCTGGGCGGCCTCGAACGCGGCGGCTTTGGCGTCGAGTTTGCGGGGGCGGCCTGCTCCGGGGCGGGTTCCACCCCAACTTGATTTTTTTGATTTCGCGGACACGCCCGAGGGCGCGTGTCAAATGGCGGTGCCGTAGCGGGAGCGGTCAGCGATGTTGAAAAGTTGGCGTCCGTTCGGGCCTTCGGAGAGGATTTCCATGACGGCGGAAAGTCGAAGCTCGCGGGGAAGCATTCCGATCTGTCCAGAGGAAGCGGTGCCGTCGCCCGAGATGCTAGTGATCGTGACATCCTCGACGCCATTGGCGAGATCGGCGGCCATGGCGAGAAGCTCGGCTTGGGTTTTGCCGAGGGCTCGGATGTAGGATTTAAATCCCGCGAAGGCTTGCGCGTGCTGGTCCACGCCCGAGGGGGCGTGTCAAAATGGGTTTGACCACAGAGGACACGGAGAGCACGGAGGGGGAGGAATGCAGGGACGGCGCGGCCGCACCTTTTCAGTCGCCGGGTTTTACGGAGTGAATCGAGCGGCCCAGCGCTCCCCGATCCGGCCGCCGCCCATTACCCATCGAAGGGAAGAGGGGCTTGTCACGGCAATATGTAGATCGACTGCCTGCATGAAGTCGGTTGAGTCAAAGATTAGAAATTGCGCGGCAGTTCAAGTGTGGCTTGATTTCGCGGGGTCTTTTCTAAACATATTTTTGACGGAAATTTTGATGTCTTTTTCCTTCAAAACTTGTTGAAAAAACGACCCTGTTTTTTCAACGAGGCCGATGAGATATACGGCAACGAAGATATACTTTGTTTATACCAGATGAGGTATATGTCAGAAAAATGTAGTCGTTTTTCTGACGAAACTCAGAGCTTG